CGTCTTTTGTGATAACTATACAGACGTATACACCTTCTCTGAAATCGTAAATAGAATATCCATCTATTACAACACCGCCTTTATCATGGCAGAGAATAATGCTGAGGGGTCCACGGTAGTCACAAGACTATGGTGGGAATATGAAAACCCCGGTCTTGTCAACTCCGGTAATAAGACAAAAGACTTGGGTATCCGTGCAGATCGCAGAAGTAAACCGAGAGCGGTTCTTCTTATGAAGAAACTTCTTGAGGATGGTGACTTGAAACTCCGTGATATGGAAACTGTTGACCAGCTATCCACTTTCATTGAGAAAGACGGTAAATTTATGGGTAAGGAAACGCCAGACGATCTTGTAACAGGTCTTTATTGGGGAACATACTTTTCCACTACGGATATTATGGAAGATTCCTTTGAGATAAAAAGACCGGAGATTGATGATGATATATGGGGTGTTTTGACTGACCAAGTAAACCCTGTCGAGGATTGGTCATGGCTTACGAAAACATCTGATATGAAAAATTGATATCATAAAAAGAAGAAGTAATTTATAAATAATGATATGAGTAAACTACTTATCGAAGATATAGATGATAGACAACCATTGACCAAGAACGCTGTCCGGTTTCAAGTAATATCGGATTGGTTACTTGAAGCTAAGGTTGCCTATCTTACTGGAAACGATAAATTGACCTTCTCATTGATTGATAGCTCAATAAAAGCACTGGTGCAGATGAAGAAAGATATTGAACAGAAAAAGGAGGCCGGAGAGTGAGGCTGAAACATACCATAGAAGCCACTAGGATCAACGAGGCGGGCATGATAGATAATTTGGTAGTCCTGATAGAGAAACAACTTGAGAAGGCTGAATTGGACTATACACAGGTTCTTCGTAACTTGACGTATTCATTGAGTAAAATCTCCGGTGTGATCAAAAAAGACCCAAGATATGGTGGTGATATAGGCCCCGAGCTGAGAGCCGCTGTGATCAATAAAATTGTAGGTGAAGGTGATTATCCACAGGAAATGATAGACATCGTTCTACATTTCTTTGGTAAAGAGTAATGAGAATCCAGAGATTGGTTGTTGAAGCCAACATTGAAGGGGAACCATCAGACGAAACCTTTTACATTGTGGCAAAAATGAAAATTGCTACCAAGAGAGGTATAAGGGATATCGAAAAAACAGTGACCACACATAAATCGGTTACGAGAAGTGACTTGGAATCCAATTTTGATACCATATGGAGATTGATTGGGGAAGATATAAAGAGGGAAATAAATGATAGTTTATGAAGTTGTGCAAAAGGAAAATTGAAATACCATAAGGGTTATAAATGTTATTATATGGAGGTGATTGGCCATCAAAAAGTCAGACTTGGTTGAACGTATAAAAAGAAATTTGGGTTATCCTCTTGTCAAGATCGAGTTGGATGCCGCCCAGATCAATGACGCCATTGACTATACTCGAGCAAGATTTATTCGATGGGCCGCCGGCCAAGCCACACAGGAATATTACTTTACTCTGATGTTATCTGCCGGCGTTACGATGTATGATCTGCCCGGTAGGGTTGTCGAGGTTCTTGGTTATAATATTGCTTCAACAGGTTCTATTCATACTCTGTTTACTATTGATAACTATCTTTATAATCAGGGAATGTATGATATGATGTTTATGAGGGGCGGTGGTTCCGGCTACACCCTTATTTCATATCATATTGCCAGGGACTTTCTTGACACGGTCAGAAGATATACGGTAGATGCCTATAATTTCAAGTATCATCGTTACACAAATCAATTGGAAATTCAACCACCACCTCCGTCGGGTGGAACGGTTTATGTTACGGGGGCAGGTTATAGTAGTCCGGGTTATGTTTTGGTACGATCCTATCAGATCGAAGGTCTTGACACTGATATTTACGAAACGATGTGGGTCCAAGATTATGCTACGGCATATTGTAAAAGAACGTTGGGAAGGATTCGTTCCAAGTTTGCCAACTTCTCAGGTATTGGTCAAACAGGAATTTCATTGGATGGTGATGCTCTAATATCAGAAGCTACCGCGGAGATGGAGAAATTGGATGAACAGCTCAGGTTGGAGGAGTCGTGGGAAGGATACCCAATAGAAATAGGATAAACTATGCCAAGAGAAGTCATCAAGAAGCCTAGTTGGGGATTACAGAAGCCCACTTGGAACCTTTATAATATACAGGATAATCCAGAGCATCAGCTTTTTGAAAGTTTGATCATGGAGTTTACTGATATAGCAGGTATTCAAGTAAAGTATTACCAGAGGGATGATAGTGTTATTTACGATACCCTGTATGGTGAACATACGAATACGGCATACTTGGAATATAAAACGACAAAAATCCTTTACGAGATTTTAGACGAACCGAACCTGTGGTCATCTTTTGGTATGTATGGTGGTGACGTTATCACAGCTCATATTCCGAGAGGAACATATTATCGCGACGTAAATTCTGAAAGTAGTCCTAAGATTGGTGATGCCGTTCATATTCCGTGGTATGATTTGTCTGACAGGGCTTTTGAAGTTTGTCACGTTGATGACGATGATAAAGCTTTCCAGTTGAAAAAGAGAGTGTGGGTTTTGGTATTGAGGCCATACAGATATTCCGAGCAGAGTGCAAGTGCGAGAGAAGTATCGGTTACAAGTGCACCAATTTCGGCATACGGTGACAATACTTGGATCGAAGAACAGTCTAACGCTAATGATAATTATGTTGACGTTGATACGAAAATTTACGGATATTGATAGAGGGTAAGATGAAAATTACAGATAAAATTGACAAGTATTTGACAGAGGGAAGTATGAGGCTTCGCCTGATGAATTACGATAGTGATATTCGTAAGGCGCAACAGATCATCAAGGACATTCAACATGATGTTATTACTATCTCTGTCCGTGGAGATGCACCAAATAAATTAGATGCAGCCGGGTCAAAAGAGTTGAATAAACTTATTAGCGATCTTGATGTTATTGATATCAAGATGGCATCTGTCCGTGCGACACTGAAAATGCTAAGGGATGGTGTTGACTGATTGAGGGCGGGGAGTTCATAAAAATGCGGCTATTTGAATATATGAAGCCAAATAATAGCTACCGAGAAAAATTACGACCCGGTGATTTTGTGCGGGGTAATTTTCGCTCTGATGATGATGTTGTTACCGGAGTGTATATTTATCCGTCTGGAACAGCCCACCATTTGGTGGCTATTTATAAACCCGGAACGAAGAGAACGCCTGTATGGGTCACTTTATATAATGTAGAGAAAATTGATGATGACAGTCCGGCAGACCTTCTTCGATATGCGCAAAAAAATCCGTATTGGGGGGCAAAGCCGGGAGAAAAAATAATTAAGAGGACAAATATATGAAAAGAATTGATGAAAAGAATGAAGAGGACACAGTATGAAAAAGATAGAAATGATAATGGAAAAGTATCTTGGGGAAGGAGTTCTTGATTGGATAGGTAATAAGGCCGTAACGGCTCAACTGAAAAATAAGTCTGCAAGTGAGTTGAAAAGCCTAATTGCTAATTCCGAAGAAAAGGTAAAAAAATTACGGCATATTATACAGGATACCGGACGGCCAGAACATAAGAATGATAAAGAGGCTGCCGATATAAACAAAAAGGCACGGACAGATTTGAGGGCTTTAGAATTTGCCATTCCGATAATGAAAAGAGAGTTAGCTAATAAGATGAAATAATGGTAATGTGAATGAATTTTGCCCAATTTCTTGTAGAACAAAAAAATAAAGCAGTGGGAATTTTCATTGGTAATTTTTGATGATTGTTTATAAAATAAAAAATGTTGTAAATGGTAAAATATATATAGGACAAACTATCAGAGAACTGTCTGATAGAATAAAAAGTCATTTCAGACAATCAAAAAATAGTAATACATTATTTTCCAGAGCTATTAGAAAATATGGTATAAATTCTTTTTTATGGGAACAATTGTGTATATGTTCAACAAAGAAAAATCTTTCAGAGTCAGAAACCTTTTATATAAATTTATATAAAAGTAACCACCGAGGATATGGATATAATCTAACATCTGGTGGGGAGGGAATGGGGGGATTATCACCATCAGAAGAAACAAGAAAAAAATTACGCATAGTAAACATCGGTAAAAAACACACTGATGAAACAAAAAAGAAAATGTCTATAAGTCAGAAAATTAGACATCAAAAATATGTTCATCCATTATTGGGTAAATCTCATCCTAAAAGGGGAAAACCGATTACGGATGACATCAAGGAAAAAATAAGGAAATCTTTGACAGGTCGCAAACTTACGACTGAACATAAGGCTAAAATTTCCAGATCACAAATAGGTAGAAAGCATACTGAAGAATCGAAATTGAAAATGAGAAAGCCAAAGAGGAAGAATGAACTTTCATAATTTTTTATTGGAAAATAAAAGTCGTTCTGTTGGAATATTTATTGGTAGAATGTCACCACCTACCAGTGCACATCAAAAGATTATTGAGGATAGTATCAGAAAATACTCAAAGGTGTATATCATTATCATAGAAGGTGAGAAATCGTCCCAGCTCAAAAAGAATTTTCTTTCTTTTCAGCAGAGGAAAGAACTTCTCAAGATCACCAATCCAAAAGCACAACCGATACTCTCCAAGCACGGTTATATTCCAGACATTATCGAACAGGAAAAAATTGATACGTCTGGTGGTATAGCCATTATTGCCGGCACTGATCGTATTGACGGTTATAAGAAACAGTTTGAGGGTGTCGATTACGATGTTACGTTTGACGAGATCAAGAGAACGGATGATGATGTATCTGCTTCCAAAGTAAGACAGGCCCTTGCCGATAATGACCTTCTCGCTTATGAAAGAATGGTTGCCAAAGGCCTTGACAATCCACGATGGTTTGATAAACTCCGAGGATATTTATCTGCTAAGGGAAATCCAATAAAGGAACAGACATATACTTTTGCTGAAATCCTCAATGAAGAAGTCAACAAGCATATGGAACACTTTGAGGACAATATGTTCAATAACGGTGTTTCCGGTATTCAGAAAAATATTGACCTTGCTAAGACTATTCGTAATTCCTTGTCCGGTGGTTCCAAGACCAAAGCCGCAATCACGGTAAAATGGGACGGTTGTATTCATCCAGACACAATAATCAAGACAAAAAATGGTGATATGAAAATGAGAGAGATCATTGGTAGAAACGACATAGAGGTTCTCACTTATAATCATAATGAAAATATAGATGAATGGAATGTCGCAATAAAACCAAGAATAAATCACAATAATAAAAAATGGGTTGAAGTTGAACTTGAGAACGGCAGTAAAATAGTAACCACGGAAGATCACGAATTTTTTACAAATAATAGAGGATGGATAAAGGCTATAGAGTTGAATGAATATGATGACATAAAAGAAACCGAATAAATGGGAAGATAACCATTTCTTTTTATAATATATACAGAGGCGGTTATATGGCAAATTATAAAGGAACCGTAAATACAAAAGAAAAATTATTGAAAATTGTAAAAAAATGTGAAAAAAATAAAGATGTAATTATAGATGAGTATGTAAATAAGGAATTTTCTATATTTGAGTTATGTAAGAAATATAATCTTCATAGATCAAGAATAGAAAAAATATTATCAGATGCTAATATACAGAAAAGAAATGTATATAATATGCATACAAAAAGGTCGCGACGAAAAGCAAAAGAAACTTTTATAAAAAAATATGGTGTTGATAATATCTCAAAACTTGAAACTCAAAAAGAAAGAATGAGAGTATTGAATAAAAATGGTTATAAAGTAGAAGGAAATTATCGACAAAAAAAGGATTGGATGTCTTATATTTTCGGAATGCAAATTCATCCAATGCTAGAAAAAGAATTTACTTTATATAAAAATAAAGTTTTGTTGATATCGAAAAAAGAAAAAAAATATGTCCCGTTTACAGGTAAATGT